ATACTATTATACAATTTCACAACCAGCATAAAATGATTTTTGGACCTCAGTTTATACATATTTCCTCATCTTCTAGCGGAGGAGGTGGTACAGGAGCAACTGTATCATATGATAGTTTTGCTATTCCGTCAGGAACTAATAACACAGGCTGGTACGTTATTGAATTTAATTCAAAATTATATTCATACGGGGTAACAGATTCCGAGGTTCATGAATCTAGTGACGGAGGAGCTACTTGGTCTTTTAAATATCATATGCAATACAATCTTAACGCAAGTATTATTCCTGTTGTAGAAAGCAATAGGGTATTGTATATAGACGGAGGGAGCAGTAATAATGTTTTAAAATCTTGGGACGGCTCATCTAGTACAGGCACAACAATAAGTACAGGATTAACTTCTGGACAAATAGTATATTTTGGTAAAGTAGATGGATATTACTATTATAGTAATTTTGGAGGTCCTATTTATAGAACATCAGATACAACACTAACTTCTGGGTGGTCACAAGTATCAGGAATAACAACCACAAGAGAAATTGCAGAAAGTGGAGGAACGATTGTTGCAGTAGATCCTACATATGGAATAGGAAGAACAGCAGATGATTGGTCCACTGTATCATCGCCATCAATAAATCCCGGAGCCCCGTGGGCTATAGCTACAGATGGAAATGGAAATTGGATAACAGGTTCTCAGGGTAGGTCTTTATATTCAACAGATGACGGATTAACATGGTCCTCAAATTATAATATGCACTCCTCAGAATCTGGCACCGGTCCCAATACTAACTCGTTTATTTTACCAAATAGTATAAAATTTATAGGAGATAAATTTTTCTGGGTTAACCCATGGGATGATGAGATAGTTTCAAACGCTAATCCTTTTCAAGATCATATTAGTACTAATACAAATTCAAGAGTTTATCAATTTCCAGGAGAAGCTAATTATATGTCTTTAGTAGAAAATGATAAAATGTTTGTTTCTGGTCAAGACGCAAATGGAAATTGGGGACTATATAAATTTAATATAACAGGATTACCCCCTGCACCTGCACAAAGCCAAACTGTAACACCAGCATCAAGTGGTTCTATGTTTGGATATGAAACTAATAGTATAAAATTTCAATCTAATGAGCATACTACCCCTGCAGAGTCAAAAAGATTATGGAATTTAGGAAATAACACTATAAATAGCTTATATCAATTTTATCCTGATACAGCAAATTTAGAAGCAGGAACAACCTTATATACTGATCTTGCAAATACTAACTTAATTTATGATGTTAACCAATATCCGAATGATACTAGAAATTCATACGCATATTATATAATTAATTCAAATGCGTCAAATCAATGGAATGCAAATCCAGCTTCTGTAGACTATTGGGTAAAAGTAGATACATCCACTAGTACTATAGTTCATATATATGCAGACGCGGATGTTACAGCAAATACATTGAAAGATGTTACTTCTAATGTAGGTACTGGTGCAACTGTTGGAACAAATGGTGCATTTTTCTTTGGTGATGGTAACGTGGGATATAATACATACACAGGTGCTTTAAACACAAATATTTCTAATCAAGATTCCGGTTATCAAATATATACTGATGCTGAAAACAAATATCCTAAAGTAGGTGATCGAACTTATTTAACAACAACTAATACAGCGTCTCAGATATGGGGTGGAGGGGCTGGGCTTTGGTATCCTTTCTTACTAGAAGGCACAACGCCATATGGTAGTGCTCAATATGCAATACAGATTGGTTATGCAAGTTATAATGGATCAAATATTTCAACTACATCCCCCGGGGCTAGCAATAATTTATTTATTACTGGAATTAGAGATACAAACGGTAACAGTGTAACTCAAATAACATAACCGTAAAAACATATAATTAAATGTAATATAATATATAACCAAAAACAATTTATAAACCTTAAAAACCAAATACATATGACGTATTTTTATTACAAGACCAACACGTGGTCTAACGAGACTAACCAAATATCTGAAGAAACCAAAAAAGAGTGGAAACGCTATGCAAAGAAAAAGAACTGGCGGATTACACAATTACCAAATGGTTATTACCAAACAGAATGGAAAGACAATAAAGATAGCTGGATCAGTGTCACAAGAAGAGAAACTGTTGAAGGCGCTGAAGAGGCAATTGAATCTTCTATTAAACACTATGCAAAAAAGCTAAAGTTATCAGAAGGGCCTATAGTGGTAAAAACATTTGAATAAAAAGTAATCTAAAATTTAATTTAATGGAATTTAATCAACCAAGCGAGATTGTTAAAGAACTTAACTTTGGCAATACCGCTCAAAGTAAAATTATGGCAGGAGTTGAAAAACTTGCCGAAGCAGTCTCATCAACCTTAGGGGCATCAGGTAAGTGTGTTATATATGAAGACGCACTAGGAAAACCTATAGTAACAAAAGACGGAGTGACTGTTGCTAATAGTGTGGTGCTAATGGATCCAGTAGAAAACATTGGCGCAACCCTCGTTAAAGAGGCAGCACAAAAAACAGTGAAGGAAGCGGGTGATGGTACTACAACTAGTACCGTCCTCGCACACTCCATTTTAAAAGAATTTGAAAAAAGCAATGTTAAAGATTTGCGTCTTGTTAAAGAACAAATACTAGAGGCTGCGAAAAAAGTAATTAATTATTTAGAAAGCACTTCAACACCTGTTAAGAACGCGATGTTGGAGCATGTTGCTAATATATCAACCAATAACGATAAGGAGTTAGGTAAATTAATTGCAGACGCTTATACAAAAGTAGGTGATGCAGGTGTAGTTCTTATGGAAGAGTCTGATACTGATGAAACATTTATAGAAATTATAGATGGAGTTCAGTTTGATAGTGGTTTAAAATCACAGCATTTAATTACCGATAAAGAAAAAAATAAAGCAGAACTTGAAAAACCACTAATATTATTAGTTGATTCAGAAATTTCAACTATTAGAAAAATACAAGCGGTATTAGAGTTTGCTATTAAAAATAAAAGATCAATATTAATCATAGGTAATGTTTCACAACAAGTGCAATCTGCACTTATAATGAATATGGTCAAAGGTAATATTAAAGTGAATGTTATTGACCCGCCTGGATTTTCTAACTTACGTAGAGATATGTTAGATGACTTAGCCGCTCTTACAGGTGCTACAGTCATTTCAGAAGAGTTAGGAGACGATTTAGATTTAATTAATGAATCAATACTAGGTGAAGCTCAAAAGTCCGTTACAGACGATAATAACACTGTTATAACTATATCTGAATTAACTGAAGAAGTTAAAGATAGAATAGATATTATCAATAAGCAACTTAAAGAGGAAAAGAATCCTTATTTGCTTAAAAAGCTAGAGCAGCGAAAAGCTATGCTTTCGGGAGGAGTTGGAATGCTGTACGTTGGTGCTAATTCTAAAATTGAATTAAAAGAAAAGAAAGATAGAGTTGAAGATGCTATTTATGCTGTTAAAGCGGCGCTAAAAGAGGGTATTGTGCCTGGAGCTGGTGTTGCACTTCATAACGCGGCGGATAATATAGCAAGCGATGATGGTATAGGATATAAAATATTATTTGAAGCTATTAAAGCTCCATATAAAAAAATATTAGATAACGCAGGTATAAAGTATGGCCCTTATATGAAAAAAGGCTGGGGAATTAACGTTATTACAGGAGAAGGTGCTAATTTAGTAAAAGAAGGTATAATTGATCCTGTTCTAGTTACAAAGACTGCTTTAAAAAATGCAGTATCAGTAGCAACAACTATTATGTCTGCAGATTGTATAATTTCTAACGTAAGACAATCATAATGCAAGCTGTAAATAAATTTATTATAATTAAATCAATCAAAGAAGAAATAAAGCCAAATAAATCAGGTTTAATCCTTACAGAGAAACATCAAGATGATATACGATATAGAAAAGCTGAAGTTCGTTCTGTTGGTAATTACGTTGAAGGAATTGCCTCAGGTGATAACATATACTATGACCGGCACGCTGGTTACGGGATAGATTTTGACGGCGAATACTTACAGGTTATAAAAGAGCAAGATGTTGTTGTTATATTATGAGATTAGAATCTGATGATATTAGACGCGTCGGTCTTTTTAAATATTATAGATTAGTTAGAAAATGGGCTTGTAAAACATATAAGCTAACTGACGCTGATCTTGAATTATTAATACATTTTGATTGTCTTGGCCGATTTACACGCAATGATTACGTAAAAGGTGTATACATACATTCATGGGATAAACATCGCTGGGAGCGGTTACGTAAAAATGGATGGATAGATGTATATACAAAAAGAAATCATACTACAATTAAATACAATATATATAAAGTTTCAACACAATGTAAACATCTTGTTTCAAGAATTTATAGAATTCTTTTAGGACAAGAAGATTTACCTGTAACGCAAAGAAGTGTTTTTAATAAAAACAAAACTTATAGTGATAAAGTATTTAATGCCGCTATAGATAATATGCATAAAGATAAAGAACGATAATGAGTTATAAAATGAAAAGCGATATAATGTCGCTAATACACGAAAGCAAACCTTCACTGAAAGAGAATTTAGGACCGGGAGTGCACGGAGTAACATTAGATGACGGAACTATTGTTATTAATAAAAATCTTTCACCAGTACAACAAAAAGTAGCTGAATCTCACGAAAGAGTTCATAGAGAACAAATACTTCGTAAAGACCTAAGTTACGACGATGACTATGTGTACTGGAAAGGCAATAAATATCCTAGGAAAGGAATGAAAGAAGGTTTCCCTAAATTAGAATGGGAAGCGGAAGCGTATAGAAAACAATCAAAAAAATAAACAATAATTATGGATTTACCTATTACTAAAAAAGTGCATGCTCAGAAAAAACCCCCTACGTCTGTATGTGCTACTTGTATGCAACCAATTGCACAAGGATGTGGATGTATGATGAGAGGTGGAAAAAAGATTAAAAAAAGCAATTAAGATTGCTATAATTTAATTTAATTTAATAATGAATATTAGCGAACATATAAGTTTAAAAGAAGCTACAAGATCAAATACAGCTAAAAGATTAGGTATAGATAATTTTCCTGATAATGATACATTAGTATCTATGAAAATAACCGCTGAGCATATATTTGAACCTATGAGAAATCACTTTAGTGAGCCTATATACATAACTTCTTTTTATCGTTCACCTGAATTAAATAAAGCAATAGGTGGAAGTACAAGATCGCAGCATTGCCTCGGTGAAGCTATTGATATTGATGATGTGTATAGCAAAGCTTCTAACGCTGACTTTTTTAATTATATTAAAAATAAATTAGAATTTGATCAGCTTATATGGGAGTTTGGAAATGATGAAAATCCAGACTGGGTTCACGTTAGTTATAATTTAGGTAAAAATAGAATGCGTATACTTAAAGCTATTAAAGAAAACGGTAGAACAAAATATATAAACATTACAAATGAATGATCCAATTACTTCAAGAGTGCAAAAAGCACCTTTAATGAAAAAATCAAAGCCACCAGCGCCTTCTAAAAAGAAAAGCTTAGGTTATTACAATAAAGCCAACCCAACAGGCACAGGGGCAGCGGCAGGTGGAGGTATGACAGCAAAAGGTACTGCGAAATACAGAAAAGACAATCCTGGAAGTAAATTAAAAACAGCGGTTACAACACCGCCTAGTAAATTAAAACCTGGTAGTAAAGCTGCCAAACGAAGAAAATCATTTTGTGCGAGATCAAAAAGCTGGGACTCAGAGAGAGGTAGAGCAGCTCGTAGAAGATGGAACTGTTAACTTAAATTTTATATTATGAATACAATTACAATTACCCTGGCTGTATTAGTCACACTATCAATTTTATTAAACTTTTACTTGATATATCTTTATACTGGTAAAATAAAAGATGCAGATCGCGATATGATTGCTGATGCTGCAGAAGAAGCCGCTGCAGAGATTAAAAAAAGAGCTAAAACTGTTGTTAAAGAAATTAATGATGTTGGCGCTGCTGTAAAAGAAGTTGGAAATCAGATTGGAGATCTCCCAAGTGCTGTAGCCGGAAAAACAAGAGCAGGACGTAAACCTAAGAAATAATGGCTGATAAGAAAAAATTTAAAGACACAGCTGTCGGACAATTTTTACTTAACAAAATTCCAAATGTTGTGGGAGCTATAGCGGGCGATACACCTGTGGGTTCTGTTATACAAGCTATAATTGGAGGGTCTGATATGTCAGATTCTGATAAAGAAATTGCTCTTGAAAAATTAAAAATGGAAAGAGCTGAAATAGATGGTGTAACAAAACGTTGGGTAGCTGACGCAAGATCAGGAAGTTGGCTTGCATCTAATGTAAGGCCATTAGTGTTAGTTTTTTTAACAATATCATATGTTGTTGGATGGTATTTAGGATATTCATTAGACAATATAACCTCATTATTAACAATAGTAATCGGAGGCTATTTCGGATCTCGTGGAGTGGAAAAAGTCTTTGGAAATAGTAAACATAAATAACAAATAAAATGGAAATTAAATTAAATGAATTACAATTGCAGCGAATTAATCAAGTATTAAATGAATTACCTATTCGCGAAATCAATAAAGTAAAAGCTATTCTAGCTATTATTGAAGAATCAAATCAAAGCAAAGAAATTAAAAATGAATCTAATAAGAAAAATTAGTATTGGTCGTGATTATAAAAACGATGCCATGCATTACAGTGTTGGGCAAGAAGTTTTCGGGGGTCATACTATATCGGAAATAATAGAAAAAAAAGACTGCTATAAAATATATATTAAAAAAAATGATGAGGTTTTACCTTGGAAAGAGTTTAATAAAAATATGGCGGTATCAATAGAATTTAATTTAGAATATTAATGAAGCATAACCATGCTTATATTGTTGAACCAATTAATGGTAGATACAATAATAAAAAAAATGTTGAAGGTCAAGAATTAATATTAAATACATCAGTAGAAGATCATAAGTTTGTAAATAGATTAGGCATTATAATTGAAACACCAATCATTAAAGACGAATATGATTTACAAATAGGTGATGAAGTAATTATTCATCATAATGTATTTAGAAGATATTATGACGTGCGGGGTGATGAAAAAAATAGTCGTAACTATTTTGAAGAAGATAAATACTTTTGCTTTAGCGATCAAATATTTTTATACAAAAGAAGTGGTAAATGGTACACACCACCTGGATTTTGCTTTGTAAAACCAATTAAAAGCACAAATAATCTTACTGAAGATAAAGAAGAGCCACTCATGGGTGTTTTAAAGCACTTAGGAAGCTATTTAAAGAGCTTTGGATTACAAAATAATGATTTAATAGGTTTTACACCAAACAGTGAATATGAGTTCGTTATAGACAACGAAAAATTATATAGAGTACCGCTTAATTCAATTTCAATTAAATATGAACGCAAAGGAACTGAAGTCGAGTATAATACAAGCTGGGTATAAGGCAGTACACGAACTTATAAGGGTAGCAGAAGAAGAAATAATTGTTGAGGGCGGTGATGATGAGCTCGCCGCTGATAGATTAAAAAATGCTGCTGCAACTAAAAAGCTTGCAATATTCGATGCTTTTGAAATTCTTACACGCATAGAAGCTGAAAAGAATTTAATGGAAGATAAGCCCATTGAAAATAAAGGAGCATTTGGTGGATTTGCTGAAAGAAGATCTAAATAATGTACAAACAAACATTAGTTAAAACCGTAACCCCAGTTAAGCCTAACGTAATCAAAAGATTAAATAGGTATAATAAATGGCTATATGGTTATAATAAAGAGCACGATATTGTTGTTATAAGCAAAAATGGTAAGATAGGTGATATTATTGAGCTGCAAGGATTGTATATAGCATTGCCACCTGTTCCAAAACAAGTAGATAACAATAATAATAAATGGGTTGCGCAAGAATATCCTAAAGATTTAAAAAATATCAAAAGTATATTTGATTGGGAAAGCTATCCTGAAACATTTAAATCAAAGTGGTATGATTATATTGATAAAGAATTTACAAAGCGTGATGAAGGGCATTGGTTCAATAATAAAAATGTGCCTACTTATGTTACTGGTACTCACTACATGTACTTGCAGTGGACTAAAATTGACGTTGGGCAACCAGACTTTAGGGAAGCAAACAGATTATTCTTCATATTCTGGGAAGCTTGCAAAGCAGATAAAAGATGCTACGGAATGTGCTATCTTAAAAATAGACGGTCAGGTTTTAGTTTTATGTCCTCCTCTGAAACGGTCAACATGGCAACCATATCTTCAGATTCAAGGTTTGGAATATTATCAAAGACGGGTTCAGATGCAAAGAAGATGTTTACAGACAAGGTTGTACCAATATCAGTCAACTACCCATTTTTTTTCAAACCCATCCAGGATGGAATGGACAGGCCAAAATCAGAAGTCGCATACAGGGTACCTGCCTCAAAACTTACCAAAAAGAGTATTACCCAAACCAGTGAAAAACAAATACTAGAAGGTTTAGATACTACAATTGACTGGAAAAATACTGGAGATAACAGTTATGATGGTGAGAAGCTTAAGTTATTAGTACATGACGAATCAGGTAAATGGGAAAGGCCTGACAATATATTAAACAACTGGAGGGTAACAAAAACAACGTTACGATTAGGTAGTAAGATTATTGGAAAATGCATGATGGGATCAACATCCAACGCATTAGAGAAAGGAGGGGGTAATTTTAAAAAGCTTTATAATGATTCAGATGTTACAAGAAGAAATAGAAATGGACAGACTAGCTCGGGATTATATAGTTTGTTCATACCTATGGAATGGAACTACGAAGGATACATTGATTCTTTTGGATACCCTGTCTTTGATACTCCAGAAAAACCCGTCATTGGAAATGATGAGGAGTACATCGATACTGGGGTCATAGAGTTTTGGGAAAACGAAGTCGAGGGCTTAAAGCATGATAGTGATGGATTAAATGAATACTACCGCCAGTTCCCCCGGACGGAGGAGCATGCTTTTAGGGATGAAGCTAAAAACAGTATATTTAATTTAAGTAAAATATACGAGCAAATTGATTTTAATGAAAGTGCCACTCGTGACGGTCTTGTTACTAAAGGATCGTTTTCTTGGGAAAATGGAATAAAAGATAGTAGAGTTATATTTTCACCCAACCCAAGTGGTAGATTTTTAGTTAGCTGGGTACCATCTAAGAATATGCAAAACAACGTAATAGTAAAGAATGGTACAAAACATCCGGGAAATGAACACGTTGGTGCATTTGGTTGCGACTCATATGATATATCGGGTACAACAGATGGAATAGGCTCAAAAGGTTCGTTGCATGGGCTTACTAAGTTTAGTATGGAAGATGCACCACCCAATACATTTTTTTTAGAATATGTTGCAAGACCCCAAACTGCAGAAATATTTTTTGAAGATATGCTTATGGCTTTAGTTTTTTATGGTATGCCAATATTAGCGGAAAATAATAAGCCAAGATTATTATACTATTTAAAACGAAGGGGTTATAGAGGATTTTCAATGAACCGTCCTGATAAAATTTGGAATAAATTATCTGTAACAGAAAAAGAAATAGGTGGTATACCTAATACGTCAGAAGATATAAAACAAGCTCATGCTGCTGCTATAGAAACTTATATAGATAAATATGTTGGTTATAATGAAGAAGGTTGCGGTAATATATATTTTAATAGAACACTAAATGACTGGGCTAAATTTGATATAAATAAAAGAACAAAATATGATGCAACTATTAGTTCTGGGCTCGCTATTATGGCTTGCAATAGGCATTTATATCATCCAAAACCAAAATACGAAAAACAATCGTTAGGAATAAAAATAAAAAGATTTAATAATAAAGGAATGCATTCGCAAATAATTAAGTAGCATGGCTGAAACAATATTAAAAAGTTCATTTCCAAGTCAAATAGCAAGCGACGAGGAAAAGGCTAGTGAAGAATACGGATTAAAAGTTGCCCGTGCTATTGAACATGAATGGTTTAAAAGAGATAGTGGAGCAACACGCTTTTATTCTAATAGAGACGAGTTTCACAAACTACGCTTATATGCTAGAGGTGAACAATCAACAAAAAAATATAAAGATGAATTATCTATCAATGGTGATTTATCTTATTTAAACTTAGATTGGAAGCCTGTCCCAATTATACCTAAATTTGTAGATATTGTTGTTAATGGAATGTCTGATAGGATGTACGATATTAAAGCATTCTCACAAGACCCATCTTCTATAAAAGAAAGAACCGACTATGTGGAGTCTATTTTAGAAGATATGCAAACGCGTGAAATTTCTGATCAAATAATGGAAAAACTTGGGATCAATGTATACAATACGGATCCAACAAAACTCCCTGAATCAGAAGAAGAGCTTTCTTTACATATGCAGCTTGAATATAAGCAAGCAATTGAAATTGCAGAGGAGCAAGCTATAAATTCGGTATTTAATAATAATAATATTGATCTTATAAGAAAAAGAGTAAATTACGATTTAACTGTTATTGGCATTGGAGTTACAAAAAATGATTTTAATAAATCTGAAGGCATAAATATAAAATATGTTGACCCAGCTGATTTAGTGTATTCTTATACAGACTCGCCTTACTTTGATGATATATATTATGTTGGCGAAGTTAAGTCTGTAACTATCAACGAGTTAAAACTGCAGTTTCCAAATTTAACAGACGAAGATCTTAAAG